AAGTTCAATTACTGTTTCGCTATTCATAAATTTCACCTCCTTTTAAGATCTTGACCATGAACTTGACCATGACCCTGACCATGACCCTGACCCTGATCTTGACCTTGACCTTAACCATAACCCTGACCAAAGATCGTACCCCGATATTTTTATAAAGTTAGTTTTCATAGCCAATGTTTCCCTTCCTCACAGTAGAATTCGTAAGCTGACCACACATACACCTTAGTCTTATGGATCGGGCATTTGATGGCAAGTAGGTTTTTAAGAAAGTTTTTCATAATCTTCAGTATTAAATATATAAGTATTCTTCTGGGCCTCTTTCTGCTTCTCTTCTTTTGTCATCTTTCCTTTTTTATCCCCATATTTCATCATTACTTCAATGAGCGTGATGGGAGTTTTGCGTCTTTTGAATTGCCATGATTGCTTCTTTAGTTCCATAATTCCTCCGTCTCATCTTCCATCTTCTGCTCATCAACTCGCTTCTTTAGCTCCTCAAGCTTAAGCATCGTGTGATCGATAAATTTCTCTAGTTTTTGCAATCCTTCGTCTTTCATATGTTTTTTTAGCTGAGGGGCAGGGATTTGTTGAAGCGTGTTATATATCACGCTTTTATCATTCACCCTGCATGATGGTTACTTGACCCATCTGACCCGCTCACAAGTGTCGAATCATGCGTCTACCTTTTCCGCCACCCCCAGCTATTTTGTTAAATGTAATAAAATATAAATATAAATCACTGAGCTACTCACAAACCCGTACCAGAAATATTTAAATTGGGTACTCATAATCTTTCCTCAATAAACTTAATCGCGTTATCTGCTCCTTTTGCCAGTCTTGCAACTGTTGTTTTCCCGTTGAGTTGGAGTAGCCATTCCTTCTGTTCATTACTAGTCTGGCCTCCTTTTACCCTCTTTAATTCCAGGAAGATTACCTCTTTTTCAGTGCAAATTATGTAATCTGTCATTCCGGGTTTAACTCCCTGTACTCGGTTTCGTCTTTTAGCAGCCCATGATGTTGTGTATGTGCTATTTGGTACATGGGTATATAGCTTTATCTTTCCTACTCTGGTCATCAAATCAAGCCATTCAGCGAGATTTGCCCCCTCTTGTGCTTCAGTAAGGACAAAGTTGTTCATTTCTTTTTCTTTCCCTCCATGTTTGTTTTCACTCGGTTTAACATAATTGCTTGCCTTTCAATTATCGGTCGTTTCGTAGGCAACTCTTTCCAATCGATTCTGAGCTTTTCAAGTTGCGCGTTTATTTCTTCAAGGTTCATATATCTCCTGCGTTCGGTGTCGCAGCCCACTTTTTATTACTTTTGCTCTCGTGGGAGAGCATGTGACCAGATAAACGCATCGGTTATCGAGTTGATATTGACATACATATCTACATCAACTGGCTCGACCTCATCAAGTACCCCATCCATGATTGCCTGACGAAATCTTCCACTATCTGCTATCCATGCAGCATCTGTCATGACAAGAAAATCATTAACTATCGCTTTTACTTTTCCCGTCATGTGATAGGTTACTGTTCGGATGTAGTATTTTCCTCCCTCTTCAAAAGGAGTCGTTGCTTGTGATTGACTACCACCACTCGTCCGATTAAGAGCTGTTTTAACGAGTTCCAATGCTTCTGGCGTGTTTTTCTCAAGTCCCAATTTCACAAGTTCAATTACTGTTTCGCTATTCATAAATTTCACCTCCTTTTAAGATCTTGACCATGAACTTGACCATGACCCTGACCTTGACCTTGACCATGAACTTGACCATGACCAAAGATCGTACCCCGCTATTTTAATAAAGTTAGTTTTCATAGTTTTCGGCGTTTATATCAACTAGTTACCCCTTAGTCCTTGGTCTATCTCGTCTATATCAATTTCTTCTTCTTTGTTTATTTCTTCTTTCTTATTAGAGTTTATAGTTTTTAGTTTATAGTTTAGGTCCGGTTCCTTACGGGTTATTAACGGGTTAAAATAATCTTTAATATGTTGAGGTACGTTTTCGATTTCGCGCGCCTTACTTTCTAATACGCGATCTCGTCCCTCATAACTCACATACGCGCAATCATGATTGTGATATACCCAGTTCTCTTTAAAGAAGCACCATTTCATTTCGGTAAGCTCTTTCATACCTGTTTCCAACTCGTTAGCTGTGAGGTTAGTGTCAAACATAATTTGTCGTCTCGTTATCTTGTGATACCTCGTTAACCCAAGTGATAAACAGGTTATTAAGTAGTTAAAAAGTACTTTAGTTTCCTTCGATGTTGAAGGGTACTTGTCATCAAGCCACATCCTCGGGTAAACAATTCTTGTTTTCATTATTAACTCCGTTTCTATTAATTCCATAACCACCGTGTGTGTGATTTATCGTCGGTTGAACAAAATACCCCATGATATGCCTTGCCAGCTTTTGTTACCCCTTTTCGTTCAGTCGCTGGTTTTCCACAAACATCACAGGTTACTTCAATCACTTCGGTCTTAGGTTTTTCTGTATCAGCTGGGTGTGGTGCTACTGAATCCTCTACTGGCTCATATGTTATTCCGTCTTCAACTCTAACCGCTGGTTTACTTACTCGACTCATTGCATGCTCACCATCATCATCTTCAGCAGGGATAAATCCAAAACTCTGTAATCCGTAACGACGAGAGTAAGTTATAGCAGAGCCTAGGGCTTGAGGATCGTTTTGCGCTTTCACAATAACAGGTGTTCTCTCACTCATAAACTCACCAGACTCATGAAATATCCAGGTTTCAACATATGTCCCTAACTCATCCCTTCCGACTGGCTGGAGGATTAACAACCCATTGTCATTGAGTGGCTTTTTGCAGACCTCCATGACAGATCCTAAATCCGCATAACTCGATTTAAAGAAAGGGTTCTTAGCATCTTTCTTAGCTGCTCCGATGAGCTTTTGTGCAGCAAGAAGTGCAGGTGCTATTTTGATTATTGATTCTGATTTATTCATAATTTTCTTTCTAGTTAATAACAAACAGCCTCCCTCTCTAGGCTGGTATGAATCTAACTTCATACTGCAATTGAGCGTTAGTACTCTCAAGCTTGGCTTTGTGTAGTAATAAACCTGCACGTGACAGCTATTTACGAATCACTTCTGAAAGGAAGCCTGTTTGTTATTAACTTTTTAACGTTCTTTATTAATTTTTAGTAAACACTTTTTACACAAGTGTCCTGTTTCGATTTTTCGTAAGCATTCTCTGCAAAAGTTTTTCATATTAGTTTGTTAACCTCTACATATCGTCTTTGATCAGTTCCAAGTTATGTCGTATCTCGGCCAGTTCTTCCTCACACCAGTTATCGGTATCAGTTGAATATTCCTCAAGTCCGACGAGTGCAGCATTGAGAATCATTAAAAGCTCTTCAACTCGTTTCATGCCTTTTTGCCTTTCTTTGGATACTGCTGCATGATTGCTTGGCGGGAACGACCTAAAGCCTTAGCGACTTGTTCATAGGTAGCATTGAATTCGTCGTAGCAGAAGTAGACCATCTTCTCAGTCTCTTCCTCATACAGACCTTTTAGGCCCTGTAAGTAGGAGTTTAGCCTCTTGGATTTATCTAGCTCATGTGTTATAGTATTTTTGTTCATAAAAAAGACCGCCTAGCTTCATTAGCTTGCGGTCTTTATATTTTATGACTCGTTACTTGTTTAGAACTTTCTTACTAGTGCGGTGACGCGACCATGAAAGTTCTATCGAAGTAACGGTTAAATATTGAACCGTTATGAAGAAGACTAAATCCAGAATACACCCTATTTTATCCCCTGTCAAGGGGGGAGTTACGTTTCTTACAATACTCTCTTTAAACTCAGCTATAATACACTCTCAACCCCTGCCTAGAAACGGGTTGAGATGGATATAGAGCAATTTCGGTTATTCCTGCTCACTGAACAAAAAGGTAAAAAGAGGTTACGCGGAAAACGTACCGTTGATCTGCATCTTAGTCTTCTGAGACGCATTTCCCGTGATAGTAAAAGCCTTTCTCCAGATGATATCTCTACGTTTCTCCTTTCTCTTTTTGAGCAAGGTCGAAAGGGAACCTACCTCAATGACTTCGTTGATACTCTCCACATCTATGGCAGATTTTTAAAGACTAATCTGTATGAAACCCTCAAGTACTTTCCTGAGGAAGATTACGAAAAAGCGACGATGAGTGATGAGGAAATAGAAAAATTCTTAGCACTCCCCTGCACCGTTTTGACTCGTCGTGACACCCGAACTCCAGCAGCTCCCTTGATCACCTATGCCATCGGTAAAGAGCGCTATTTGAAAATGCAGATGTTCTGGAAATGCTTAGCGTACTCGGGGGCAAGACCTGGTGAAATCGCTGCACTAAAAATTACTGACGTTGATTTCGGTCGACAAGTATTTTGTGTTGATGGAAAGACGGGGAAACGACTGGTTCCCATAGCGCAACACCTGATACCAGAGTTGACAGCATACATCGAGAGACTTGACACCGAATATCTATTTCCCTCAACTTCAGGTCGAAATAATTATCGCCACCATACCCCGACTATCAGCGACGTTGACTGGGGGTATGACTTTCATTCCCGGTTAAAAAAGCTAGGAATTAAGCGGACGAATTTAACACCGTACTCACTGCGCCATAGTTTCATAACCCGTATGCTGGATGAAGACGTGAATCTTTACTCGGTGCAAAATGTTGTCGGTCATAAACAGGGTTCACCCGTAACAAGTCAGTATTATCATCTGTCAACAAAACGTCTTATCAAAACAATTAACAGCGACCCTCTAGGACGCGCTGTGATGAGTTATGACGAGCGTTTCCATCAATTCCGAAGTATTGTCCGTCTCACGCTTGGGAATTACGCAATGTCACTGATTGAGGAAAAACAGATGATCAAAGATTTACTGGAAAGTGTAATTTAACGGTGCCGTTTAAATTCATTGTCGGGCATGCCTTGACGGTTTTCTAAACGGCATAAATATTCTATCACAATGAGTTATCCCCATTAACTAATTCTGAGTTATACCATTAACTAGAGGACGTATAATTGATAGTTATTTGTTATTTATATAACGCGGCATTTACCGATTTATTACTCCACTCTATGCGGATTATTAAATGGTTTTCGTATCATATACCTAGTTTAATTCTTGTGCCTTGCTAGCAAACCCCTCCGCAATAAGGGGTTTTTTAGCGACTATTTTTATACTCTCTTTTTAGACCCCTAAAAGTCTGGGTTTTAGCCTCAACTCTTACACGTTTTTTGACTCTTTTTCTCGTGCCTGTGAAAAGATAGCCTCATTCGTTGTGAAAACGATTTTCAAGCTCTGTGAAAACTTACAAAACTGTTGCAATAATTTTCACAGGACTCTGCAATACTATTTATATGTTACTCATCTACATCTTCATAGCATTTGTCATCACATGGTTTTCCTTTAATAAACCTGATGATAATACGCGGCGTAAAAAGAAGAAAAAACTAGCATTTTTAAGGGAGTAGTGGGGAATTGTGTCCATTAGTGGGGAGAGCTGAACAGTTAGTTTTTCTGTTCCAATATCTCTTTTACTTGATGGAATAATAGATCGCAAATATTCTCTTTCCTAATACCAATATCATAACCCTCAGGGTCTAAGTCATTTAATAACTCAATCATCTGCCCTATGGTTAATTGTGTTGATCCGATGAATTCACCATCGAAAGTTGACCCATATTCCTTACCCTTTAACCACTCAGAAATTTTCTGTTTTGCTATAGGGGAGAGATTCGCCATGTCGATTGCTGAGACCATTTGTTTCATCGTACTTACCGAGTGCTTACTTGCGAAAAGTTATCCACATCGGCTATAATTACTATAGCAATATATTGTTGTCTAGACGTGAATTAATTTATCTGAACGTGACCGTATCTTTGATGTATTAATAGTACATAACAAAGCGCTGGTAATCGACATAGAATTTTTCAGATAAATTCCTTTACAATAGCCCTGATTAATTAACTGATCGGGGCTTTTGTTTTTTCGCTTCTTCCTCAAGAATTTTGATATAGCCTTTTCGATTAAAGAATGAATACCACATCGCAAAGAAGACAAGAATAGGGCGCATCTCATTACTGTACCATTTTCACGCTACTTGTCAATGATTATGGTTGAGGTGTTTCGGTTGTTTCAGTTGTCGTTGTCTTAGTTAAGATAAAGCCTTTAATGCGATCCCACAACTTCATTGAGTCACCTGTCGATATAATCTCAGTCGTTGTCGTTGTCTTCGCATGATGATGGGTCACGATGTAGGCCACTATAATAAAGCCTGTTCCTAAGAATTGATCAACAACTGTTGTTAACCATCCTGAGTCTTTTGGATTGACCAGTCCATGAATAATGAGTAAGCCAATTAAAGGAGCGACGAGCCAGCGTTCTATAATTAAAATAAATTCACGATTGAACATATGTATCACCTCTATTCCTGCACTAATACCAGTTGTAAAAGAGATTGCAGAACTGATGAAAAAAAACCTTTTTTGGGAGCCTTAACGCTTTCACTGACCGTTGTTGTAATAGGTGTTATTCCGGCATTCATTGATAAGAGCTCATTGGTTAAATCACTCATGTAAAGTGAAATCTTCTCAATCAGCTGGGGATCAGTTTTCGTAAAGTCGATGGTTTCTAGTCCCTTAGCGGTTAAGTAGTTATTAATTCCCATTGAGATGAATTGCTTCACAATTGCTTGCAGCTGGGTAATTTCGGGGTTTTCCTGTTGCTGCTTTTGCATCGTTGCTACAGAGTGGAGAACTTCATCAACGAGTTTCTTGTCATCGGTTGGGTCGTATTGAATTTGCAGACTATCAGCTATCATATGTAAGTAGTTGGCCCTGTCCTTGGCTAAGCGTTCAGAATCGTAAGCTTTCTCAGCGTTATCCTGATTCTCACCCGAAATCTTTTTGTTTGCCTCATTAAGATCTTGATTCTTTCGACACTCCGAATCGTACTTCGTTTGAAGGTCATTTAACTGCATCTTATATCCGCTGACCTGGGAATTATAGGAATCTATTTGTGATTGAAGCTGGATAACCTGATCAAGAGCCGTTTTCAGCTGGGTTTGACACTGACTTGTTGCGTCTTGCTGGGAGAGTAATTCTTGTTGAAATTGCTGGGTCGTTTTTACCTCAGGTGTTCCTTTAAAACGAAGCCAGCCAAGTACTCCTTTATATGTATGGGTAACAGCACTGCATAATGACCCTACAGGCCAGTTTTGATCAAAGCTCTTAAACTGATGTACATCTCCATCAATAAAGATCGCTACGTGTCCAGCTGGACCTACTTCAGTACCCCAAAAAATGATATCTCCCTTTTGTGGCACATTATCAGGGGTATTATCAATCTTTTCAAAAAGAGCATTTCCAGTGACATTCGGGAAGTTAAGAAAAACATCTTTAGCAGAAGGGGAGCGGAGAACTGATAAATCTGAGATACCCAGCACCTCAACACAGTAGATATGCATTAGGTCCATGCATTGGTAAGGGTTATCTTTCGGGTAGTTATCAACGTCAACCCCATACCCTAAGCGTTTACTGATGAATTCATCAAACGTCTGTGCCATGTTCCTATTATTGTCCCCATGAAGTGAGAATATAGGAAAGCATGGAGCGGCCAGACATCACCATTATCTGCATACTACTTATCATTGTCGTTCTGACTATTTTAAGGCAGTATGTCACCTCGGAATTGATACCATTAAATGTTCAAACTGATGTGACAACTACTAGATTACACACTCTTCGACGACAAAATATACTCATAGAAGATGAAATTCTTTATTACGAAGCCCTTACTACCATTCAAGATGAAGCAGTACGTCAGGGATTTGTGCCTGTAAACTACTATTTTCTCAAATGAGTAGAAAAGCCTATGATTCCTCCTGGTACTCCTCGTATTTAGTGGGTAAGCACTTCAGAAGACAGCGAAATATAGCCTACAGACTGGCTTTCAAGCGGTGTTCAATTTGTTTTAAGAAGTATGATTTGCAACCCCATCACCTGTCATATAGAGTGCTTGATCACTGGTATGAGTTTTTGTTTTTGCGGATGGTTTGTAGTCGCTGTCACAAGTGGGTACAGCAAATGGGGCCGTTTCATCTCACGAATACGGTACTCTTAACGATTAACTATTATCTCTATCGATTGCCGGCTCTTATACTATATATAATACGCTGGCTTATTTCTTCCTATTCCATACCAGCCACTCGAAAAAGAAAATAATGGTTGAGGTTACAGCTATAAATACTAGGTAAGGCATTTAGATTTCGTAAACTATAGTTACACCAACGGTAAATAAGCGACAATTACCTGAGGCTGTCCAGTTCGTACCCGCTCCGGGTCCAACATAGGCAGCTATAGACGCTGAGTTAGCCCCGATTGAATGCGCTCCATGGGTTTGTACATTGTTATCAGTGACCCAGGAGAGTGATGCCGTTGCCCCAGCTGTACCACTCGCGATAGGCACAGTCCATGTCTTAGCCGTTGTATTACTCGTTCCGTTTCCTGTGTCTGATCCAGTTACTACACAAACCCGACCATTCACACAAAATCGTGTCACAATACCTGTTGGATTTACAGAAAATCCTGTAAAAGTCGATGTATACGCAAACCACCCAGGGTAGCCTTGAGGATTGACTTCATAGCTATAGAAAGGACTACTTATTGTGGTGTTAGTTAAGACGTAATCATTATTGATGGCAATAGTTACTGTTGTATTGGTTGAGAAGGAAGATGAGGTAACAACTGCATACTTAAGCGTACTGTTGGTAAATTTGAGTCGTGTCCCCTTCGTATAGATTGCCGTTCGATCAACTCCCGCAATGGTGAAGGTTGATGCAGAGGCATAAACCCAAGTATCACTCGATGTTGTCCAGCCATCGGTTGAGACGGTTGATGTTGGCGCAGCGACTCCATTAAACTTAACCACTCCTGAACCCTTAGTAATAAGATTTAAATCAACATTCGTGTCAGTACCGGTCGCAGATACAGACGGGGCATTGAGTGTCGCAGCATTGGTCATCGTTACTTGATTAACTGCTGATGCTACAAAAGCTGTTTTTATAATAGCGTTGTTATTGGTGTCTTGAGCTAGTGTGGTATCAACTGATCTGAGTTTATCGGCTACACGGTTATTATGGACAGCTGAGACTACAGCGACAATTGTAGCCCCGTTATTATGTGCCTTGGCTGATGTTCCCGCTTGTCCTCTGATTACTCCCGTTAACTCATTACCTGTAATCCCTCCATATTCGATGACTTCATAGACTGATGTATCAATCGTTGTCGCCCAGTCAATGCCAAGCATCCCGCCATTGGTATTGAGTCCTGAGACAGAGGTGAGAATTAGTCCTGTTGTTTGTGAGTTATTAATTCCTCCACCAACATTGAGCGTCGTTGAGAAGTTTGAAGTTCCATACAGTACATTAGCCATTTACCTAGTATGCTGAGAAAGAAGGGCAATTATAGGAAACTACGAGGTCAGACGAATTCGATTAGCAGCAGGCAAGGGTTTACCCTCAAGAAGTAACCATTTAAAGCTAAGGCCGAGAAACTTAAATGAGCCGGAGCTACTGGCTTCATCGAGCTCAAACTTGATTGAGCGGGATACTTTATTGAAAATAATCTCCATAGGCTGATCACTATTAAGCGTTGTTGTCGCTGCCCCCTTTGAGGTATCCCACTGAAAGGTATCCCACTTGTCATAGTCCCAGGAAATACCAGAGACCAGACTTGAGATATTAAAGGTTCCTGAGTTAAATACACCGTCATTGATGATGTATCCCGTAATAGAACCATTAGCCACATCTTTAAACCAGAATATAGGATTCCGGTAAATCTTATACTGATCAAAGTATTTTTGATTGAAGTTCTTAGTCTGAATCTTCCAGCTGATTGCCGTTCCATTATCATCAGTCCCCGTAAACATCTTCACAATATAGCCTGTGGTATCTGACGCGTAGTAAAGCTCCTCATTGCCTAGCCCGTCTTGATAGCTGAAAAAGGAATTAGCATTGATATTATCCCAGTACCCAATCCAGGCATTAAAACGTGAATCAAAAGGATATACCCGGTTATTCGTCGTTGAGCCACCTTGAGCTAGACAGATGCCATAAATATTTCTAAAAAAGAAGGCGCAAGCATTTTGCAGTTGCGCCACATTGGCACTATCTAGTAAAGATCCATTGGAGATCTTGAGGGATTGCTCAGTTGTTCTGAGAGCATTAAAGTAATTTTGTACATTTCCCAGGGAATTAACTGAGGCTCGTCCATCCTTCATGGAGAGAAACCAGACTGCATTATTGACCATTTTAACCGTTCTATACGAGATGCAGCCAAGTTCATTGGTAATCAGCTCTAAAGCGGGGAGACCGGAGGATGTAAATGAGAACTTCCAAATTGATTTGTTTTTCCAGACAATAACGGTATTTTGATAGAAATAGATAGCCGTTATCTTATCCCCATCATTTTTTGAGACATCGATCCAGCCGCCTCCATTTCCCGTTGAGAAATCATCAATCTGTGTCCCGCCAGCTGAATAATAGAGTCTACTTGGGTTTGTTGTGTCTCCAGCAATAAAAAGTCTACTTAAAGCATAGATAACCATTGAGCCCTTTTGTCCACCCGTATTATTCCCCTCAGGTGGAGTGAGAATAGATGATGGGGTATCGACTCCCGTATCGTTATACGCATTCGTTGAGACAGTAGTTAGTTTTGTTTCTCCAACTCCGTTGACACTGGCTGATTTTCGGCCATAGACGACATATCCCGTAGCTCCTGCAACGGCTGTCCAGGTAAGCGCGTTAAAGTTTGTTGTAGTAAGTGTAGCGTTCCCTGTTGCTGTTCCTACAGATACACAAGCTAGCGTTTCACCATTGGCATTGTATGCACTGACGCGGTATGAATAGGCAGTTGTCCCGGCTGCTCCTGTATTACCAATAGCTAAACTAGTGGGAGTTGTTAATACTGTATAGGTCGTTGCAACGGGTACGCCACCAGATACAGTTATTTTAACCAGATTATCCGTGCCATTTTGCACGAAGAGGTTATCCCGAGCAATAGCGAATTCAGTCCGGAGTGACGTCGTTGTTGCAACTCCTGCAATATTAGTAGGAACACCTCCGGCTGTATAGTACTGAAGCGCTGTGCCACCTTCCCGAATAATGAACCGATTATTACTAGAGGCTGAAGTATAAAAAGAGGTTCCCCCATATACCCGTGATCCGCTAGATGAACCATAATTGATTGATCCTGTTCGCTTCTGGACACCATCAACAACAAGTATCGCATTCTGCATGACTGATAACTCAGAATCTTTTATCAGTGATTCATCAGATAGCTTATTGATACCCCCAGGAAAACCGATTATATAATCAGTGTGTTCACTTTGATCTTTTATATTGGTTGGAATGGCTGGCATATTATTGCGGGAATCCACTTAATGGATCGATGATGCCAAAACCAGCCGGATGCCCTGTTCCTCGTCGTGATTGTTCTCGTCCCATCTCTCTTACTATTTCCTCAAACTCTGAGAAGGGAGCTCCGGCTTTTGCTTGCTGGGTAATTGACATCCAGTACCTGGCTTCTCCATATGCTTCAAGTGCAGGGGCGTAATCATCGGGAATAAGAAATGTTCCCCCATCAGTGACGGCTGAGACTCGTTTGTAATATTTGATGTTGTGGACTGCTGCATCTGCCCCGTCAGTTGGCACTAGGAAGTAGTAACCGCCAAAGCGGTAGTATTTAAAGGAGGTGCGAAGAGAGGGGATAGTGACAAGTGCTGAAGTCCCAAGATAATTTCTATTTTGCTGGTAGGGGATTTGGTCATAGTAGACATTATTGATTTGCAGCTCAATAAATTCCTTTAAATCGTTTGGCTCAGGATACCCTGTGGTTGAGCCTATATTCGAGTTTGCTGTAGACGTGGCTTGCTGCCACCACCAGTAACGCCTTCTGGCAATCGTTAAATACCCATCATTTGCCCAGGCTAGACGAATAGCTTTTGTGGTCGAGTCAGATGGTGCAGCTGTTTCACCTAAACGGTATGCTAGATTCGTGTGATATGAGGATGTAACGTACGCCATAGGGAGAGTATGAGGGGAATTGGCCTGAAATATAGGAAAGAGCTAGATAAAGATATATTGATTACCTGCCAGAAGTATTGCGGGTTTACCCTCTATGAAGATTATCCTTTTAGGAGGTTGTGAAACAGTTGAGAGAATACTAGATCTTCCAGATTGTACTTTTATACTGGCTGTAGTAATGCGCGAAATGGCTGGTTGAACTTTTGTACTAGTGACAAACCCAGCGTTTGCGATAGTTGAAACACCTGATTGGATTTTCGTTGTGGTAACTGTAACTCGCGAAACCCCGGGTTGTGTCTTGGTTGTCGTGGCAGTGATTCTTGAGATACCCGGGATAGTCTTGGTAGCTGTGGCTGTTATTCGTGAGATACCTGGTTGTGTCTTATTAACTACCTGGGTAATGCGGGAAATACCTGGCTGCACTTTAGTGACCACCTGATTGATGCGAGATAGACCTGGTTGTACTCTTGTTGTAGTGGCTGTTATTCGCGAAAGCCCTGGATTTGTCTTGGTAGTCGTAGCGGTAACTCTCGAGATGCCTGGGTTAGTTTTAATAGTTGTAGCGGTGACGCGTGAGGTACCTGATTGAGTTTTTATCGTTGTCGCGGTTATTCGAGAGATAGCGCTTTGTACTTTCGTAGTAGTCGCCGTGATACGAGATAAGCCTGGTTGCATCTTATTGGTAGTGGCCGTCACTCTCGACAGGCCGGGGTTGGTCTTAATGGTTGTACTGGTGACGCGGGATTTTCCAGGTTGCGTTTGAGTAGTCGTAGCAGTTACTCGCGACTTACCTGGATTAGTCTTGACTGTGGTAGCAGTTACTCTAGATAAGCCAGGGTTTGTTTTAATGGTAGTTGCGGTGACTCTTGAGATACCACTTTGAATCTGCTTGGTGGTAACTGTCAGGTTAGATTTACCACTCTGAACTTGTGTAGTAGTAGCAGTGATTCGGGATTTACCTGGGTTAGTTTTTATCGTCGTAGCCGTAACTCTTGAGACACCTGACTGGACCTTTGTTACTACCTGAGTGATTCGAGAGGTACCTGGCTGTGTGCTGGTCATTACTCTCGTGATTCGAGAAGTACCCGGGTTAGTGTTAATCGTGTTTTTGAGAATGTCTCCTTTTCCTGATTGAACCTTAATGGTAGTCGCGGTAACTCGTGATATGCCTGGTTGGGTTTTAATCGTTGTAGCGGTAACTTTTGATATACCACTTTGTACTTTTGTCACTACTTGAGTAATACGTGAGATACCTGGCTGGGTTTTAGTCGTGGTTGCGGTAATCCTGGATAGGCCTGGGTTAGTCTTTGTGGTCGTTGCAGTAATACGCGAGAGGCCACTTTGTATTTGCTTTGTAGTGATGGTAACGCGAGACAAACCTGGGTTAGTCTTTGTGGTTGTAGCTGTTATGCGAGATAGACCTGGTTGGGTTTTTGTCGTAGTGGCTGTAATGCGAGATATTCCTGGGTTAGTTTTAACTGTACTAGCGGTAACTCGTGATATACCACTTTGTACTTGTTTAGTCGTAGTAGAGATACGAGATAAGCCTGGATTGGTTTTAGTTGTAGTGGCTGTTATTCGGGACAAGCCTGGGTTCGTCTTGGTAGTAGTTGCTGTAATCCTGGATATACCTGGATTCATTTTCTTTGTCGTTGCTGTAACTCTTGAGACACCTGGGTTAGTTTTGATGGTCGTAGCCGTAACTCTTGAGACACCTGGATTGGTTTTCGTGGTTGTAGCAGTTACACGGGAAATACCTGGGTTAGTCTTTGTGGTGGCGACGGTGATTCTTGATAAGCCTGGTTGAGTTTGGGTAGTAGTAACTAAACCAACAGAGACAATCCTTAGTCGTTGGGTAAGGGGCTTAAATGGCTGTGAACGGCCTAGGCGTGCCATAGGTTAATAGGTGCCACTCCCATTCACTGCTTGCAGAATTCTGATTATTTTATTTGGGATTGCCACTGCTGCCGTCCATTCAACTAAAAGCCAGATAGCAGATATCCTCACTTCGTTAGTTGCTCCTGTTCCGGTAAGGTAGCCAATTTGTGAAGTGTCGAGATTCGCTTTAGTCAAGGTGGTAGGATCAGGGGTTTGATAAGCTGTGTATGGATAATTACGGGGAACTGCGTTAGCATTTGTTACATAAGTCGCATTCGCTGGGGTAATTGTGGCACTGGATCCTATAGCAGCTAATGAAGCAGATGCATACTCTACTTGAAAGGGCGTGTTTAGGGATGCTGCTGCTCCGGCATAACGAACACCAACTTGTATTACATTTATGGTATCGGAGGAGCCAATACCAGCGGGGGTATTATCAATATTGTGTAAGTCTTCTGAGAAAGAAGTATTTTTTCCGTTATACGAAGTAGCATCGTCGGGGGTAACATCATTAACGCGAGTGTAATTGTTGGCTGTCCCAGCCGTACCTCCAACATTAGTTGACCAGCTAGAACTATCTCCGGCTGCATTTGGTCGTAGGTGCATGATATTACCTGCTCCTGGAAAGCTATTTTGGACTGTACCCGTTGCATCATTGATCGCAATATCGTCAAAAAACCAGTTCCCTGTTGTATTAGATTCTGAAGCAAGATTCCCACCGAGGGTTATCGACAAGACTCCCGATGCGATATTGAGATTACTTGCCCCAGCAAACTGCACCCCGTCGATTTTTGCGTTTAGAACGTGTGTGCCTACCGATGTTGATCCGTCATACTCCAACTCAACGCGATACCATGTTCCGGCAACGAGGGCTGAACTGGCACTCCCGATTAGCGTTGTGCTGTTAAAGAGTTTGAGCGTTCCCGTAGAAGTAAGAACAATCTTGGATATTGATACTGCTGGAAAAGTAGTGCTCGTTGAGACCTGGAATACGACATCGTCTATTGAGGGTGCAGTGGCGTAGCGGAAATAGAAACGGAAATACTTATGAGCCGTAGAGTTTGCGGCAGAAAATTGATATAACCATCCCTTAGCAGTAGCAGATGCAAGTGAGGTTATTTGTGCCGCGTAGGTTCCTGATCGCACAGTCGAGGTCTGAATGGTGGGCGTGCCCGTCGTTATTGTCCACTCCATATTCGCTGTATTTGAATTAAGCTCAAATCCTGATGACCATAATCGTGCCATAATAGATGATGTTTAAAACACCATATCTTAAGGCTCGTAGCTATGCCATAAGCCCTAAAGATGCTGTCTTATGCTTCAAACTCTATCCAACACACCATGTTGATAGTTGTACCAAATGTAACACGAATACGTAAAAACTTACCCGCTTGAAGAATTGATTCATTCCCTAGGACTTCTTGAAAGTACCATTGATTGGTCGGTGCTATCAATTGATAATCAAAAAGCCTTGTTGCGGTAATTGTTCCCTCAGCACTTGCCGTAAATCCTGAGTTAGCCGTACCTAGTGTTATTAAAGCGGAGTCAGCTGCTGGCCCTCCTGGATTGTTCTTTCTGAGAACGTCTCCCGTAGCAAGTGTTGTTACAGTTGCTGCTACGTCTGTTTCAATGAGTTCAACCTTACCTGGCGTTGCTGCTGCTGAACCATCAAATGACGCTCCCCATGCTTTAATCTTTAAATCTACACCAGTCTTCGGTGAGAGCTGTAGCATGGTCTTAAGAGTTGTTCCTGTTGCTACAGGAGCCATTGCTGCGGTTAGTGCTGCTGTATTGCCGTTATATACTCTATAAATTGCTGCCATAATTTCTCACCTCCTTTTAATCGATACCTAATTCAAATTTATAATTTTTACCCCTATGGATTGCTTGCCAGCCGATGAAATAGCGAAGATGTGAGCTTTTCTTTTCTAAATCACTACTGGCCACCTGGGTAACAAGACGATAGTAAATAGGCTTGACTGTGTTTTTATCGGGTGGACGTGGTGCATAGAATTTTCTTCCATCAACACTGATTGACCCGTCCTCAAAATCAACACTAAAGATATGCCCCTTGCCCATGAGTGCAAAGGTTTTAAGTGGTAAGTTGGCCATGACATCAGTATAGGCTGAGCCAGTAGGAGAGATAAGGGAAGTATCTTCTTGGGTTTGAGTGATAATAGTGCCGTTTAAAGCGTGAGCTATAAAGGTGTAATCAAGTGGGTATGGTTGTGACATTGTATTGTCTGTAGCATTGTATTGCTATTCAACTACTGCGGACTCAAGTGTCACCTCTGAGCCGTCCTCTAGTACTTGTTTGAGTATCCCTTGCTGGGCAACAACGTCTTTCATTGCTTCAGCTATTGGTTGATTAATATCTAGATGCTCTTGCATGAGTCCCTCAAGTTCTGCTTTGTCATCGACTCTAGGAAACTTCACAAAGCAATGAGGGTTATTGTTTTCGTCAAGAACATTACAAGAAAAAACATATTCCCCGTTTTGATCAACCTCACTTGAGTGAGGGGTTACTGCTGCACATTTAACACAAAATAAGTCTTTCATAGTTAGTTCTCCTGATACTGCAAAGCAATATAAAGCGTTGCTGTATCTCCTGCTGCTGCTGTTGATGCTGTTTGAAGTTGTGTAGGGAAATATTGAGACTGTCCTGCTGCTGATATTGAAGCTGAAGCTGCATTATTAGGCCCTGTGACTCCAAATAGAACGGCTGCTCCTGATCCAACCGCTACTCCTCCTGATGATGAATCAGTAGTAAGGGCTGCATTAGCTGATGTTGCTGGTGTTGCGTAGGTAGCACTAACAATCGATTTCAAGGTTAAACCTGTGGCAAGAGCTGAGCCTGCTGCTCCTGCTATTGTGGTATTAGCTGAAAATTTCCCCGTAGCTACTGAGTTAAAAGTACCGGATAAATCGCCATATTGATATTTGGTAAAGCCGTTATTTCCTGCGGTGATAGGGGAGGCTGAGTAAGCGGTTGCCGTATCGTCAATATTCTTCCAGTTCACGTTGGTGACAGTCACAGCGGTAGTAGTACCACGACCCCCTGAGAGTGTTCCATTATCTTCTTTAAATGCGTATGTTGCGGCCATATGAGTATGTTAAAGTATTAAAAAGTGGAATATAGGAAAGTCGCGTCTTTTCTTACGAATAGCTGAGTGACACCCGATTATCCCAGATATTGGCAAATGAGTCTGTTCCATTAGCCCACTGAATATCTGTCAGATTTGCACCCGTCCAGGTAAACTTTTTGATTTGCCAAGAAGGTTCACTTTTTAATGTCCCAATTTTTGCTTTTCCGATATAAATGGGGTTATTACTTCCGTCGTAGTCGATAGAGGTTACAAAGTTATCGTGTGATTCCTGAAGTATGAGATTCCAGTCCTTGGGTCTTCCCATATTACGCTCCTAATTTAAACTTCATCTCATTCATGAAATCTTCCTTTATCTGTTCTTTATATGTCTGTTCACGCTCACTGACAGCTGTTTCACGGGCAATAATGGCACTCTCTTTTTCTTCCTGTGCACCCTTAATTGAGAAGAGGTCATTTTCGTATTTCTTGAGTTCGTTTTCTTTATTTTTGAGCGCTATTTCTCGCTCATTTAAGTCCTGCTTTCGCTGAGCGTTTGCTTCTTTCAAACTCTTTACGTCTTGTATATCAGATACTGCTTGTCTTTCTTCTTCAAGAAGTTTGACTGATTCCGCTATTTCTTTTTCACGGCTATTGAGCAGGATTTCCTTATCACTAATTGCCTGTTTTTGCTGCGCTAAATCCTGCTCTCTTCGATCCAGAGCGTCAAGTGTGTCTTTGTAGAGTTGCTTAAGATCCACTTTCTACCTCCTGTATAGGTTCAAGTGGGGAAACGGTGGATACTGATTCGTCAATGACTATCTCAGGTTGAACTTCCTGAATAGGTTCGGGAGTTGGTTCAGGTTGTGGCTGCTCAATTACTACTTCAGTAATAGTTTGTGGTTTTGGTTCGGGAGTTGGCACGAAGTCCTGAAAGCCGTCTTTTGTAATAGCTCCTGTGTCTTCTCCATCTGGTATAAAATCTTTAAAAGTATCACTCATAATCTATCACCTCCTCTATCGTAAGGATCTAATAACTGGAATATAGGAAAGTCGCCTATTATCTGTCGAGATACATCAGAATAAGACCAATTAACATGACAATAGCTCCGACTAGGCCCACTTGTCCGGCGCCTGGTACTAAACTATTTAACGCTATAAGTATAAATAAACCTGTAAAATATATTTTACTTCCCATGATTCTCACCTCCTATCACTCGTAATACTTCCTCAATTCGTGACTTATATGTTCCTGTCTTGAGGGCTTGTTCATGTCCTGCCTTGGCTATTGCCTCACGTTCTTCCTCATTGTCTAGGAAGTATTGGACCGTTTTCTCTGCCGACTCTAGGCTTGAATACGACACATAATGTATACCTTCGAAGAAGCCATATTTTTCTAAGCTCTTGAGCTCTGGTATCTTATTGGTGAGAAGAAATGAGCCTGTCATCAGCGTCTCAAAAAACCTCATGTTTGCATCATTTCCAATTGAGATATTAAAGACGACCTTTGACTCACAGAACCGCTTGGCTGCATCCTCAAACATATTCTTAGCGGGAAAAGCTGGGTTTCGACTGCCAAAATAGAAATTCGGAAAGGCTTTAAACATATAATCTAGAACATCAATGCGGGGTATATTGATCCCGTTTCCTTTGTGATACTCCTGAATATGGCCGATGAAGCAGAGATCATACTTTTTGAGTATTTCAAAGTGGGGATAGGCTTGCGGTTCTGCTGCATGGGGGAGATAGAGGGCTGGTTGAACCTTTCCACTATCGATTATCTTTACCTTTTGTAGATTATGAGCGTTGTAGGTGTAAGTATACTCATCTACAGCACTCTCCTGGTTAAAGAATACATAGTCAAATTGCCTCGCCTTTTCAAGTCTATAGCCATCATCTAAATGTGTATCCGAGGCTACATAGATAGTCTTGCCACCATCTTTTGGTAGTTCATAAGCAAGGGCTTTTTCCCGTCCTACAACTGCATCTTCACCCCAGTCAATCCACCAATGATAATCAAATTTACCCAGACCTTTAATATCATTACCTGGAATTAAGTGCATGACTTCGGTATTAGGGAGTTTTTGTAACTGATTAAAGTAGTACAATGGTGGACCGTCATTTCGGCCATATCGATGGTCATACCATATTGCGTGTCTAGTTGGTTTCATCATTTTCTTTATCCTCACTTTCCTGCTGTCTGCTCATCATGTGATCTAGCCACATAGCAAAGCTAATTACAGCACGTCTAGCTTCTTTATTGAGTTTTTTCTTTTTCTCAACTTCGGTTATCCACTCTGTTGCTGCATGTTCCACTGGATTCATCATAGTTTTTCTCCTACTGCGATAAAGCTAATACTGTTACCTGATGGCTGGACACTGGTGACATTGAGTCCTAAGGCTGTTAAAAAGTTGGTTGTACTTTGAGGAGTGTAGCCGTGGACATGCTCAAGATTCATCGGGATTGTTTCATGAACTGCATGATTTGGCAGCGCTAGAATGAGTCTCCCGCCCTTGCGTAATTTTGAAATCCAGAGTAAAAGCACTGTTAATGGGTCAATCATATGCTCAAGAACGTGACGGGCTATAATGACATCTTGGGAGTTATCATCAACCGGAATATCTTTTGACACATCGGCATGAATATCTGCATCTGACAGCGGATTGCCCTCAAGACTTGGTATTTCCTCACCTTTAGGGATGAAGTCCACTCCCTTAGCCCGCTTGAGTGTTTTGTTATTGGCACAACCGAGATCAAGTATTGCCGCATCTTTAGTCTTGATCATGGATCGAATCTCATCACCTTCTATGTCTCGCTTTGCTTGAACAAAGTCATACTCTGGCATGGTATAGGCTCCCTTCATCGTCTCAAACCATTTCTTCAAACCATGCTTTCGGATTAATGCATGATTGATCTTTTCTGTTTTCTCAAAGCTATTCCAGCCGTTGGGACTGTTTGGATCACCATAGACTCGCTCACCAGTTTTAAAGCCGTGGTGGTAGATAAAGACGGTTCGATCAACGAGTAATTTATATCCTGCATCTCTGAGTTTTATTGACCAGTCAAAGTCATCGCCGCCCGGTAGGGTCAAATCCATGGCAGCTACCTGATTGAATGCCGAGCGACGCATAAGCACGCAAAATCCGATTAAGAACTTAGATTCAAATACGTGATAGGGAACATCAACGAAGATATTTTGCAGTCCCATTACGACGTTACTACTGGGCCCGACGGCTGCTACTTTCGGATCTCTAAAGTGTTGCAGCATGATATTAAGCCATAGTCTGCTTGTTGTTGGAACCATTGCATCATCATTAAAAAAGCAGACAAATTCAGAATCAGAGTTCTCAAGGCCGAGCATGATCCCACCCTCCCAGCCTGTATTGCGTCCCGCATTAATCACTCTGACCCCCTCTTGTCCTTTGAGAAAATCACAGCTGTTATCATGGCCGTTATTAACGACTACTATTTCAAGGATATTCTTGGTTGCGTGATTACGAAGCAGGGAAGTCACTGCCTGATGCAGATATGTTTGATTATTGAATGTTGGTATGATTACTGATACGAGTGGTTTCATCGTGTTGTTTTGTTATATTTACTCACTGTTTCGTCCCCTAAATCAACCCCAGCTTGCTTGATGTACTCCTCAAATCCTGCCTCATCGATCACTTGGGGGTTTTTAATATGCCCCATTTTATTTGACGTATCCATAAAGATTCTTCCTCCTGCTTCTTGGACTTGAACACAAAACCATATATCCTCACCAGTTTGTGTCGTACTCATGAAATATGGCTCTTTCATCTTTTCTCGAACAAACTTCATGTCGATACAGACTCCACCAAACCCTACTGCGTCGCACTCAACTAGGGTATCTTTCGGATACTTCTTCACTGATTGATTAAAGTAGTAATCCTGATGTCTGACTCCGTCCCATCCCTTCTTCACTGTGTATAAAACTGGATAGTGGGGAGGTGTTCGCATAAATGCGAGTGCTCCCAGAACTGTTATTTCTGGAAACTCCTCCATCCTCAGTATTATTTTCTTAGCAAAGTCTGGGTCAAGAATCATATCATCATCAAATTGAATGATGTAATCCATTCCCTCATCCCGAGCCACCCTGATCATCTTTTCCCGTGCCATTTGGGTCAGTAACCTGCCCGTTGTATACCAGTAGAATTCGTATCTGACTGGACGCTTCTCCCATTTCATCCGTTCTTCCCAGGCTCCGAGCCTCATGGAGTGAACGAGATGATTGTCATACGCTTCCGGTAGTGTGTGTCCCTCTGTTGGGACACTAATTGCAACTTTCTTTACAACTCCCGAACCCATATCAAAAACCTTTCTATTAGTGTTGGTGTGGCCTCAATAATGTCGTGACCTGGGTGTTGATTGAAATCGAGTGAGGTCAGAAGCTTTTTGTCTCGTAAACATCGGTAGTACTGCATAGGAGTATTCTTATTCATAAGGTGAGTAAATATAGGGTTGTGTGCCTAGTTATTGCGTGTCAGTCGTACTTTCCTATAACGCGGGAGAGGGCTCGCCCAGAGGTCCCTCTCCCGCGTCGATAGGTTACATCACTTTGATAAGTGCTGAAGCGTAAAGATTTCCTGCGGAAACCGCTACTGGTAAGTTACTCGCAAAAAGTCCTTTCAGACCTGAGTTTGCATAAGTAGGTGCACCTGAGAAAAATCCGAGTGGTCCGGGGACCAGTGGATCGTTCAAACTGATGGTTAAAGATGTACCGACGTTTGATAAAAGAACACTACCAATGAATCCTCCGATCTGAACACGGCCATAATCATTATTAGCGATATCATTGGTGGCTACACCAATAAAACCGACATAATCAGCTGCTGAATTAGCTAAAACACCACTGACACCATCTGTACTCGTGTGAACAAGTGAGACGGGAAGTCCGGTGGTGATAGTTGCCCCTTCGACGTTTTTCACGACTCGGAAGACATTTTCTGCTTGATCTCTATTAAGTTGTTGAAATTGCATATTGTTGTCACCCCCTTCCGTTTTGTCCCCTATGTGAGGGGATTTCTTCACTGACATAGACAGGTGTCTACCGTTTATTTGAAAGGTTAGTAGTGTGGTATTTCTTTCGATTGCCACTCAAGCTGACTACTACCGCCTGCTTAATTGTTAAGATTAAGACTTTCCGGTCAAAGCATAGAAGCTAGCGCGTCGATTACAGGTCACGTTCCCTTGAACGAGAATCTGTGCGATACGAGCGTCTTGATTTTCAGGTTTAACGAAATCAGTGGTTTTGAAATTTGCATCTTTATGCATCACCAATTTCATGTGTTTTGCATTTAAGAAATACATAGTGCCTGTTGGACATTGTTCATCCCAGACAATTGGTACTCCTTTGAATTGCAACGACTGGAAACCTCCATCGGCCATGTTTTTCATGCCCTCTGTTGGTGTTGAGAAAGATGTACCTCCTCCTGAAATTGCTACGTTTGTGAATAAAGACTCATATGTTTCAAAAAGTGCTTGAGTCGTAACAATAAGAGTTGGGGTATCTTTTCCTCCAACGGATGCTGTGTTGTATGCCGTTCTCATTTTAGGGAGACCGAGCGTTTCAACAGTAGCTTCAACGCCTGCTTTCCACCAGGTATTAGCAGAGCTGGAAATACCACCGTACGTACCGGAGTTAGTTACCATAGCTGCGAGTCCTGTTAAGTTCTTTCCTCCGTTTCCTGTGCCATCAGAGAAGAGTCCTACAGAAAGAGACTCAGTCAAAGACATTTCAGCCTGCGTGGTTTTTGCATCAAGCAGATTGATGATTCGACTGGTTCCGTTGTTTTGTCGTTCCTCAAGACCTGAGATTGAGAGAGATACTGAATACTGTTTCCAGTTGAATTCAGCACTATCAATACCAGTTTGAGGAGTTGTGTCAAGAGCTTCGTATCCTGAGTAAGATCGAGCAGTCGAATTTTTACCGTACATTAACGGTTCAACGATTCTTTCTCCGCCGTCTTCCTCAGTGATCGTGCCGTTTTTCTTTAACTGATAAAATACAGCATTAGATTTGTGTATGTTGTCAGTTAATGTTTTACGGTACTTTTTAAGTGTTGTTGACAGTAGTATGCCTACATTTGGATCCATTTTATTTATTCACCCCCTCTCAAGTTAAGATTTATTTGAGGCCGAGTTCGGCCATAACTTGCTTACCTATGTCTCTGATTGAACCTCTCGATTCAGTGTCAGACGTTGATTGAGGCGATGATGATGTTGACGGAAACTTTGCTCGCTTGGCTTTCGCTGCTGTAGACAATTCTTCCTTACCATCTGTCTTGGATCTACCAATGAGCGCATCGATTCGTCGAATTGCTTTTTTGGTAGCTGCGACTGGATCCTGCTTCCACGTCTGATCGGATTCAACGAGACTTTCAACCATTTGGCCGAAAGTTACTTTTTCACCGTCTTCTGTCTGGTAGGCTAGTGATGCATCGGTCAGACGCGCGTCCACTTTGGCTGCTTCTGATATGCCACTAGTAATCCTGTCTACTTCTCTTTGTTGAGATTGAGTCTGATTAAATTGGTTGAGTGTGAACTCAAGACCCATCTTCATCATTTCAATCGCATCATCCGAGTAGCCAGCTTCTCTGTATTTCTGTTCCAAAGCTGTAAGCTGTGGATTTGATACAGATTGCTCTCTCTTTGACAGCATCTCCTCAATAATTGGAATGTGCTGCTGATACTTGTCATACTGCGCTGCTTTCTGCTTAATGCCTTCAGCCTCGCGTTTCGCATCTGCAATTTCCTGCGTCTTCTTCGTGAATGCCGCTTGCATCTGCTTATATGCCGGTTTCAGCTCCTCAGGTACGGTATTAGGATCAAAGAAACTCTCTGATTCTGACTGTGCCTGGTCTATAGGTTGTGGAGTCCCGAGTTGGGATGGTTCCGCTCCCTGTGTTTGTTCTACAGCTTCGGTTGTTCCTTCTATGGATTCCGTTACTGGTGTATTTAAGTCGTCTATGATGATTCACCCCCTCTCATGAGTCCCAAACGAGTTATTCCGTTCAGGGGTTATAAGTGCAGTATGTGAAAATAAGTTGCGGATTATAGGAAAGTCTGGGGCTTACGGGCTTTATTTTTCAAACTGAGTACTTTTCCTCTCAATTTAAACTCGGATACTTTTGGTTGATGTACCTTTTTTGGGGTATATGATTTCACCTTTGTCACTCTGCTTGTACTCATATGGATAGGTTTTTCCGTTAATTTTTTAGCAAATGTACGAAAATCTACTTTCAGTGAGGCTTTCTTTCCTGTTCCTTTTTTTGTAACGGGGGATCCATCTTTATTGAAATCTTTATTCTTAAGTGCCGTTGCTTCACTATTTGAGAGGAGTCCTTGATCTTTCAATGAGTTGATCACACCATCTGAGGCAAATATGCTACCCGAAACGCTTTTCTGTCTCCCAGTCGTGAGACGATCAAGCAAGTCCTGATGATTCATATTCTTTGAGAGGATGTACTGAGTTTTTACATCGTTTGAGTGATTGGCTATGTAGTCATAACGAACTTGGTCATTAGTCACACCCAGCTGTTTGAATGCTGCATCTTTTTGGGACTGATCAAGGTTAGCCTTCCAGACTTCCCGCGCCTTACTATATGTATCGTTTTGATTGGTGAAGGCATCAATTCCCTGCCCCTTTGTCTTAGGTTTGAGATCTATTACCTTATTGTCTTTAGTTAGAAGAGTAGTACCATTTGCCACGCCTTTATTCTGTCCAGTGGCGTCATAGGGAGACTGTCCCGTTTGTTTGGTCTTTTTGAAAGCTGAGAGTCCAGACATCTGTGCTGATAGATCACTCTTCCCACTAGCCAGAGCGCTCTTATACGCTGCATCATAGGCATTTGAAGCAAGTTTATTCGCCTGGACAATTGGATCTGCTGGGTTTTGGGTTACACGATCACCGGCAATATTGATTGCAGCATTGCCTGGGCTTATTTTCCCACTGAGTACTTTTTGTGCCTGAACAATGGGAATAGGTAACTTAGACTTGATAATATTTCCTATCTTCTCACCAGAGTTGTTCGTATTTGATAGCTTATTACCAAAGTAATCTTGATTTGCTACGTAACCAATACCCGCTGATACTCCTGCGCCTAAATGTGAGATTGCGAAATGCTCGGGGTCTTGTCCGAGCTTAAGTATGTCTGACACATTACTAGAGGGCATATGTGCAACCTGGGTCACGTCCTGCCCTTTACTATTCTTATTAGTGAAGGGAGTAGGATAGCTTGGATCAATAATGTCATTTTGGAGGATGCTTTTAAGATCTGGATTGAACTGGCCAGATATCACCCTTCTCGAAATCTCTGCTAGTGCTGCTGTGACTATCAATCTACCTGCTAGTGTTCTAAGTGCAAAGTCATTCCCTGCTGTTCGTGCTGGCAACTTTCCCAGTTGTTTACCTGTGAAATTAGGATTGATAGCTGAAAGTGTTCGCTTGAATCGTCCTTCTTGGTAATCAGGTGCTAGTACTCCTTGTCTTCCTATCCATTGACCAAATTTAGATTTGAGTACACTATCACCAATTGATCGATTCTGACTACCAAATATATTATTGAGCTGTGCGCCTATTGCTTCTGAGGCTTTGGCTTTTTCCGGGGTAGAGAAGTCAATCATGCCTTTTTTATCCATAATGTTAAATACTGATGACTTGAAATAGTCCTCAAGTCTCGTAAATGTGGCGCGGTTAAGCATTGAAAGGGGATTAACTTTACTGATAGTTGAGCGGAGTCCTGTTATTCCTTCAGCACTTGGGAAATCCTGTGCTTTGGAAAGGGTGACACCAGCTTTGAGCATCTTGTCCATTTGTCCACTCTCGATGAGGCCTTGTCTATATTCATTCATCGCTTTTGAGGAGAAGAAGACATGTGCGGCTTGATCGACTCTTGGCATCTTTCCATAAGCGAGATGTGAACCGAGATAGTCCATGCCCGTATTCTTAACGTGAAAGAGTCCACCAGATAGCTCAAGATGTTTAATACCACCACTGACAAAGTCCATAACTTTAGCTACTTTACCGAAGTCTTGAGGCTGAAGAAACTTTATCTTTTCGTAGAGATTAGGGGATACATACGTTCCCTTCATACCAGGAATGGTTAACTGGATAGCATTTGCTGGCGGTTCACCATCGTTTTTCATGATATGAACTTCACCAGGAAAAGTTGACTTCAACTTATTCGCAAAGACTCTACCTTGTATTTCTTTCTGTGCGGTACTCGCTAGTTGCGTGATATCCTCCTGAGCGGTCTTATTTTTCAACTGAAACCCTGCTGCATTACCCTCCCGAATATCATTGAATACCCGCTCTTTATTGAAATATCCCTTGAAGTTCTTGGCTTTCCCATTAAGCATTGTCTGATACTCTGCCGCTTTCGCTGGGTCTGTCAGATCCCAGATATGCGTGGCGTAGTTTTTCTTATATCCGACATTCCCGCCGCTTTCCAGATTTTGGGAATGAATGTAATCAGTAAATTCTCTATGCGCTTGTACTGCTTTCTCAAATGCTTGGGGATTTTTGACTTGAGTCAATACTTTACTCATATCCTCAGGATGTTCTATGACATCTCTGTATAAATTATGTTCCACTGGTGACTTAATTCCCTGGTCCTGAAGCCCTTTAAGCACTGCTGCACGTTGTGAGATTTGCTCGCCTGCAACGTATCGAGAGGACAACGCATCCTTTAGGGTTCCTTGCGGAGTGCCGATGAGCGGAGTCTTTTCTCCTGGATATCTCGGCTTACCTGCCCCTAACCCTTCATCATATTTGTAATTGCTTCCTTTAAGGTTTTGATTTATGATGTCAGATGATGAGCTTACTTGATTGGATGGCAAAGGCTTATGTGAATCTATTGAGCTGGTTTGAGGTTGGATACTTTTGGTTTCTGATCCTAACTGTACCGGCGATGGTGGCTGTTGGTTTTTGGGTGTGGTGGAAACATGTGCGTCACCATTAGGCTCCCATGGTAATGGTTCAGGATTCCCAGCAGGTACTTTCTCCAGATTCTTCTTAGCAAATAACTGATCAGCTGAACGGCTATTACTGAAATCTCCTGGTCTGGCTTGGGGGATGATGTCGGATTGTGAAGCTGGTAAGTTCTCAGCTATCTTAGGGTTTGGGACAAAGCTACTCGGTTTTATATTCTTTGAATTTACTTCTTTAATAGACAATCCTGGTCCTGGTATATCGATCTTCTCTGGTATTCCTGCTGCTTTATTCATCTCAGCAAACATAGCAGCCTCTTTCTCAGGTGACATTTTGACTGGTAATCCCCGCTTATTGCCAAACATCTGGCTTACACCTGGTAGGGAAGGATCAGAGAGAATATCAGGAGCAATATGCTGCTGTGGTGACATGTTATTAAGTAAGCCCGGTGGGGTTGGGGATTCAATACTGGACGATTTAGCAAACTTACCTAGCAAATCGCGAGGTATATTTTTTACATTCTTCATAGCAGCTTCATTTGCTGCTTTATCACTCAGGCCATGTGCTAAAGCAACATTCTTCATGATGTTAAAAAGCTTTCCCGATGCGTAGCTTCCAGCTGTTAAACCTCCTGCTAGTAGTCCACCACCGATTGCATTTGTACCTGTACTGATTGCTGCTCCTGTCAATTGATCCTGAAGTGATTTATTGCGTCCTTCATTAAGTCCACTAGCTAAGCCAAATCCTGCTCCGAGTTTTAGTCCTTGGGGTACTTCATGCTTGAGAAGGGCCATAAGGGTACGCTTAGGTGCTGCTTTTGCAACCTGTTCAGCCATACCCATAGCTCCTTCTCCCCCCACAGCATTAAGAATAGGCTCAGCTACTCCACCAAGATTTCCTAGTATCTGTTGAGGTGTTGCATTGATGCCTCCTGCATTGTATCCAAGACGAGCTAGGGGACTTTTGAGCGTGTTATATCCTGTTGCTTGTTGATGTGTAAGAGCACCACCTGCTAAGCGACCAAGATCCAAAGCCGGATCTATTATCCCTTTACCTACAATTGATGATCCAATGTCCATAGGCATGTTAGCAACGGTTGAGAAGATCTGTCCTGGTATTCCTGAATTAACTGGTGCTTGAAAGCGGGGGATGTAATCGGTAATTGAGCGATTATTATTGATAAAGTTGGCTGGTTGAAACGCTTGTTGTCCTGACTGTTGAAAGGCTGGAGTGGCTTTTTGAAGACCTACTAAACTCTGGAAGAAGGGAAGATGAGTCACTCCATACGCTGCTTTATTTAAGAGATCCTGACCGAAACCCACTGGCTGAACCTGTTGTCCTTGTGGAGTAAATGCTGGTTGAGTCGCGACGTTCACTTTTGGTTGCGCTTGTCTCCCAGTGAAGAAGTTTGTCAGCCTTGATGCTAAGTCCATATAGAGAAAGTATGCAAATAATGGGGGTTAAATATAGGAAAGGACTAGAGATCGCCTGCTTGCTGTGCTTCTTGAGTGCTACGATATTGTTTGCCTGATTTACCTGTTATATAGCCTTGTCCTTGTGACTGGGTTTGATTGCCAGATAACTGAGAGATACCATTCTGTAATTGTGATTGCAGTCCTGAGCCAAATGTATTCGCGAATTGATTAAGATTCGTATTCTGCAAATTAGCATTGACATTGACTCCTTGTGCTTGCAGTTGTGCGAGATTAAGAGCCATAGCCTGTCTCTGTGCTTGAAGCTGCTGGGCTTGTTGGCTTACTTGCTGGATATAGTTTTGGATGGTTGATGCTTGCTGGATATCTTGATTGGCTATAGCTTGCTGCAGTCCCTGCTTAGCCCTGTTTATCTCATTGCCGTATGATGCTATCTTACTATTGGCGTCGTCTTGGAAGGCTGCAAATTGAGACTTTCTATCAGCTCCGACTCGATTCTTCTCAGAGTCAATTGACTGGGTGTTATTGAGTAAATTCTGATCAAGCTTATTAACACTGTCATTGTACGCACTACTATCAAGTGCATTATTGGCTGAGAACGTGCCTTGTGAGCGTTGTCTCAGCTCTCGATCTGTTTGCAGTAAGCTTTTGAGCGAGTTCCCATAAGTAAGATCATCAGCTGAGTTCTGTTGAGTAAGAGTATCCTGAGCCCGTTGTACTCCTTGATTGGTTGTATTCTGAAAGTTCTGAAAGTCTGAGTCATAGGTTGGAATCTGGTCTTGCAGCGCTTGTCTTGATTGACCGAAGGCATTACGAAGGGCTGAGAGATAGTCATATCCTCCGCCACCACTAGTGTCTGTTGTTCCTGGTTGTCCACCTGTAGCGGGGAGAGCTCCACCTGTGCCACCACCTGCAGCTGTAGCAGTTGGTTGTGTTGCTTGCTGTTGCGTTGTGGGAGCAGTGTATTGAGTACTCGCGTCAAGAACAGCCTGTTGTGGTTGAGGCTTTGGCATTACAAACCTCATTTGTGCGGAAGGTACGGGAGTTGTACCAAGTCCTAGTTGCTTGATCTGATTGGGGCTCCCCATCTTCAGAGATGGATTGAGTTGTGCATATGCCATAGAGGTATGATAGGACGCGGAGTTCTCAAATATAGGAAAGTCTAGCTGATAATCACTTCGTATTCTTTATGATTAAAGGTGATATAGCCTTTCCCTGCTTCTTCTCGGTAGCTATTTCCTCCATGAAAGGTTGTCGTTAGTCCACATTGCTGGTTTCTGCATGCAACTTCCCGCCTGCCTATATCGGATACTAGAAAGACGTGATAACACCCTTCAGCATTCATCACACTTTGGGGGATGTGGTAGGTCATATTGGATTTACCACTAGGAATATGCACTATCTCCTCAAGTCCATCAACGGTACGATAACCATACTGCTCCTGCCCTTGCTCGTTCTTATCGACGCGCTCATAGGGCATCTTTTCATTTGGATTGGTTATTTTTCCCATACTATTGAATGGTTGGGTTCTCAGACGGATTCTTAGTGATATCGGTATTCTGGGTAAAGTCTTGCCCTATATCGGTACTACTCAAATAATCGTCCGTAGGATCGCCAGTTCTTGGTTCACTTGAACCAGCTGCTATAAAATCTGGTACTACTTTTTTGCCTCGTGCCATATATCTCACCTCCTTTATGATCGGTTAGAAACTTGTGCTACTTCTCCCTGTTTCACGAAATCAAGACCCTTATCAGTTGTACTAAGGGTATCGGTTTCTTCTGGTTTCTTGGTATCTATTGACGCGATAAACTCGCGCTTCTTTGCTGATCCTTTTGCCATATATCTTCACCTCCTCGCTCCATTAGCTACCTAGTGCATAGGTTGAGCTGGTTGGGCTTGGTCTTCCTGTTGATCTTCTGCTGTCTCAGCTTTCAGAGCTGTAAGAATAAGATCAATCTTTTGATTCATCTGACTGAGCATCGTTTGAATACCACTATCATCGTTTCCTTGATCGGGAGTCGGTGCTTGTGCTGGTTGTGCTCCTTGGGAAATTCCCATGGCTTGCTGTTGTAATCCTTTTCCAAACATATTACATACCTCCTTTCAGTTGAGATAAGTTAACTTGCTGTGGTTGCTGCTCTGTTGGTTGATTTGGCTCAGGCATAGGAGGTTGACCACTATTAATCTTATCCATCATGGTTGACTGATGATCCATCATCTGGGTTTGAGCCGCCTGTTGTTCATCCTGTGCCGCTTGCTGGGGATTTAACAGGTTATCATTTTGCAGGAGTTGAATACCGGCCGGGGTAGTCGTATCAGCATTGATACGTACCGCGACTTTCGGTCTAAAGCCCATCTGCATGATTTGCTGTTGTTGTTCCTCAGGATTAATGTAGCGATCAGCATCCCTCTTATGGAATCCTGCTTGGAGGGTATCACGCCAGATTAACTCTAAGTTAAGAATACCGGGACGCTGTGCTTCTGATTTGAGGGCTGTATCAAGGAGATCAAGAGAGTCTTGTTTCATCTGTACTTTATTGAGTGAGAGTGATTCAACCTCGATATCCACCTTATCAAGAAGGGACGGATCACCAAGGACTCGCAATACATCAGGTGTTACAGGCTCCTCAACGCCTGCTATTTCTAAGAATTGATTATCCTCAGGTTTCCAGTTAAGAGCGAGTTGTTGGAATTGGAAGGTGATAACTGTTCTGATAAAGCGGGCAATCTTCTTTCTCTTGCGTCTTGACGCTCGATCAGCTGCTTCAGAGTAGACTTGGATACCTCGAGGGGTCTTCACTTGGGATTGAGATCCCCCGTTCTCTAAATCAAATGTGCCCGCTGTCTTTTCGAGATCTGTTCTGACCATATCGATACCCGTTGCTACTTCATGGCCGAGTGGTGCAGGGGAAAGGTACGTGGGAGGCGTGCCAGCATACTTCACTGTTCTGCCTACTCGTGGATCACTAAAGGCTGCTTCATCTACCTCACTATTCATCTCAACTAAAGGCTTAGGATTCGCCATCTTTCGAGTATGAGACAGGATTTGCGAGCGATACATCTCGAGTTCTTGGATGAGTGGCATGAGGTGCTTAGCGTCGCCAAACTTCCAGAACTTATTAGCTAAACCGTAATTACCTAGGATAAAGAGTGGTTTGGTTGGGTAAGGACATTCTTCTACCTTTAACTCAACGGTGTTAGTAAAGAAGATATGGTATTCCTTGTCCCACGTCCACTCACTATTGACGATTCCTTTAGCCATATCTTCAGGGAGTATGCCATAGTATTCATAGACTTTAACCCGTTTAAGATCATCACTGACTACATCTGATCCCTTCTCAATCTCGGTATCAATCTCACCATCTGCCTCTGAGTCACCTGTATAGATCTTCTCACTCGCTGTGACAGTCTTACCAAACACAGCCTTGACCTTCTCTGCGTTCCAGACTTGTTCTTTAAAGTAGTAAGGGCAATGATCTGCATCAAGAATGTAATTAAAGATAGTCTCAGGTGAAAAATAGATCTTGAAAGGATTCTCAACGGTTGCGTCCGGCATGTCATAGAGAGGCACTTCATACTCTTTCGATGTAGTCTTCGTGAGTGGAAGGCCTCGATCATCAAGGATAATCTGACCTGATTGGGGATCAACAAGGGGTGTTTGGATATCCTCAGTTACTTTCTTGGTACTGACTTTGTAAGGACTGGTGAGAAAGCCCATCCCAAGTAATCCGAAGTAGGTTCCTACATCTTCGATCTTTTCCTCTAAGTTCTGTTTGTCCCAGAGGAGATCATAGGCTGAGTTATAGATATCTTCAACGACCTGAAAATCCTTAGTCCTTCCCTTAATAAAGATCTCAGGCTTTTCATCAAAGATGGATGCGCCTTCTGATTCAATCTTTCGGAAGATATAGCCGATACGGACGCGATCTCTGACTTCTGCTGTGTCCTCGAAGTTATCAATGTTATACTCAGCAATCCACTTCCTCCATGCAGCATGAGGCTTCTTACTCCATGCTTTAGCAACTGATAAGCGGGACTTGAGGAGAGACAGTCGTTCAGTTGAGATCTGATCAACTAGCGCGTTCGTTACAATCTTTTGATCATCCATTCAGTAATTGTCGTTGAAGTGACAATCAAATATAGGAAAGTCCCCTACTCCTGCTTCATCAGTAAGCACCACTGCATCAAATCAGCTACCTTGATACTTGCTTTCTTCTTATATGGTTTATATGGATCTCCCTTAAGTACTCGTCTTATGTGTGATATCTCATCTTGCAAGCTTGGCTGAGTGATTCCTAAGATTTCCGCAACGAACTCCTGAGGATAGCCTAGCTCATAGTGAGCAGCAACGACAAAACGCATTCGATTAGTTGGCAGTTTGTTATAGAGTGTACGAAGTGCCTCAACCTCAATTGTTCGCTTCAATTCTTTCTCTGTGTCATCAAGTCCGTCACTTGGTGTACTCATACCGATAGAACTTCCTAGTTTGTATTTCATTGTCAACTCACCTCCTCTCGTACCATTTTCTTTGTTATCTCACTATCTGGCGTTTGATGCTTCCCACTGGATATGTCTAAAGATAATCGCCCATCCCGTCTCTCTACCCAGTCACTGCCAAGCTTTCCTGCTTTAACAGCATCCGTAATAAAACGTAATAGATGGGCTTCAACTTCTTTATGAGACTGATCGGACCAGACATCAGTAATGTACTCTGTTGACTTTCCTGTATCATAGTAGACTTCCATAGCTACCTTGTTATCTCTGATTTGATTGATGATGTTTTGTCCTTGGAATGACTGTGCTTCAAAGATAAGTTTGAAGCGGTCAACTATCTCGGGAGCGAAATGCTTCTCAAGGATTAGCTTGACTCCTTCTCGTAATGGATGGGTGAATATTCTTGTCATATCTTTTTAAACCACTCCTTATTCTTTATCACCTTATCTGTATAGATAAGTATCTTCGGGCCGTAATAGGCATAGTAGAGATTGCCTTGTATGTTTGGGACAAAGATCACACCTTTCTCAACGTCTGGTAAGTCTCTAATTAGTTTGTATTTCATATCTTATAAGTAATGTATGGATTATTAATTATGAAACTTCTTCTCATATTTGTATGCTTACCTGCATGACATTCTAGGCAAAGGTGTATTAGGTTATCGAAATCACGTTGTAATTCTGGGTATTCAAATACACTTTTAAGATGATGGACTGCCTTGCCTGGCTCGTGGCATATCTCACACATCATGCCTGATCTTGCATATACTCTTTGTCTTAACTCTGGTGATAAACTCTTTCGCTTAGACTTTATCTTATGTTTTGTAACAAATACCACTTTATTTTGTTTAAATTTCCATTTTAAATTGTCAGCTATCCATTGCTGCAGTATAAGTTCTTGATAATTACACTCTGTACAATTTCTATCCATATTAGCTATATCCTACATATTCTCTTTCTAGTGCTCGCCTATCCTCAGCCTTCTTAATGAATCCTTGCATTGAGTTAGCTGGCGGGTTATCAGCTAGCTTGTTACTTGGCTCACTGATGTTCCAGCAGTAGTATTCCCAAGCACGCATAGCATGAGAAAACTCATCATGTATCGGTACTTCATTGGACTGATTGACCATAGACTCAGCACGCTTAGGGTATTTGTAGTTGAGGATGCAGGAGACGAAGCGCTCAGTGTTGGGATTACTCTTACTGACAAAGAGACGAGGGATAAACTTGTGAGCGTTTCTAATCTGTAAGTCTATGCTTGGAATAGGACGGGTTCTGATATAAAACTTGTGCTTCCCTAGTTCATCAATCGGACTCTTACCTGTGGTGAGGGTTCTTGCCCTCCCTGCAATATCTCCAGTTTGCAAAGAGGGGACTTTGTAAGGGAGTGATTTAATGTACTGGACGAAGTGATCAATGTTTGCATCACTTGCTTCGTAGTAATCAATGAGTCTGAGTTCTGAGCCGTTAGGTTGGATAAAGAGTACTGATGTTGGGTCATTGACACCGAAGTCCCATGATAAGTGCAGTGGTAAGGCTGGTTCATAGTTGAAGGGTATGTATCTGCGTTCCATATCCCATTCTTCATAGACTGTACCTTCTGGCTTCTCATACTCAGCTAATATCTCTTGACGGTAGTATCCACTCCCCATTAACTTGTATTCCTGCTCTAAGTTATGCAGTTCTTCTGCGTCTAGTTCTGGATTATCGTGAGATCTGAAGTGAAATGATTTCCATAATGCTTTCCCCTTATCGTCTTTCAGATTCTCAAGTCGATAGAGGTTACGAAATCCCTTCGGAGTGCCAGCGATTAATGCTGGTGCTTTATTAGGCATCAGATTAGGACGAAGGATTAAAGGAAAGATATCCTCGGCCCAGTCGTCGTATTCATCACAGCCAATGGCTCCCCAGTTACTGATTCCTCGAAGTCCTTCTTTATTCTCAACCCCGAATAGCTGAACCTTACCTCCACCTGGGAACTCAACATATAACTCTGTTTGATTTGCTCTAAAGGGAACGCCTTCCATCTTGAAGTGATTAAGGATACGCTCGATGTGATCATTCCAGGTAATGTTTTTCGCCTGTACTCGTGAAGGTGCGATATAAGGACAAGGTAGTCCTGTAAGCATAGCCTGTTCTATCAGCCATGAAACCATCATGGAAGTCTTTCTGAACTTACGTCCTGCGCGTAACATGACGAAGCGTTCACCATTATCTAATGCATTAAGGACTTCCAATTGCTTGGCGTGTGGCTTCGTGGGGAAAAATACGTTAACTTTATAGTTCATAAAGATCTGATTGATTTGATTGTATTATCCATAAACTTTACGAATTCGTCTGCGTCTTTAATTTTCATAACTCTTGTTTTAATCATTTTATCTATTTCCTTTGACAAAAGAGCTACATACACATCCTCCAATTTTGATTTCAGATCATTTATCTGATTAAGTGTTTCTTGCTTGGGAGGCTTAGTTTGCTCAAGACCGTTAATAAGATCTACTAGCGCTCTGCAATATTGCTTGTTGCTTCTTATCCTCATTCCCTCGTTATACTCACTTTCACATCCCGATCCTGTACTAATACCTGTTTCTCAGTCTCCATCATGCCGTGATTAGCCTTGAGCATAAAGATAGAGAAGGTTGGATTCTTAGCAGTAAATCCTTTATTGATGATTCGCTCCTTCTGAAGCTCCTTTATTCTTTTTATAGTATCGAAAAATTGTTCATCCTCTTGAGTCCAGTTCATAACAGTCTCACTATCTACTTCACATAGCCTTGCAAGCTCTTCAATAAGCGGTAGTTTATATGTTCTCTTTTCGTCCTTCATTTCACCCATCAAACACTCCATCAAATAGCTATTAGCCTTTTGAAGCATTCCCTCGTTATACTTACTTGGCCTTCCTACTCCTCGCTTATCCTCAACTATCTCCCCTTGCTGCGTTTTAGGTGCTGTCTGGACAACTGCAATCGCTATAGCTTCCTCTTCTCTCTTTGTTAACTCCCCAGCGTCCGCTACACCAGAAACTTGCGCTTCTGAAGTTTGCTGGGGAGTAGCAATGATTGTAGGGATTTTTCCTAGTTCGCAATTTTGATGTTTCCATGTATAACACTTTCCACATGCAGCCATCGCTTTTATATTTGTTAGATTATCAGAGGTGAGGGTTTCGGTGTGGTCGTTAATAGGGATCGTAACAGTAACTGTAGGGGTATCGGTGATCACAGTACTAGCCTGTGGTGGTGTTTGTTGGTTATCCATATTGGGCGATAAGGATGGGCGTGACTTTCTTATCAATTATTCCTTGAGTGTAAGGAAATGTGAGTATCCTATTACCTGATCGGTTATAAGAGATAAGGAAGTCACATTTAATAGAATTTCGGGCAGAAATACACTATTAAATACAGTAATAATGTATACAATTTTTCGGTGTATAGCAAGTAGATCTTTACATATCTATTACAGTACTTTCCTATATATACGTATATTGAATGTGTTTGAGGCTATTATGTATTCGAGTACAAGATACTAGCTGGGGATAAACTTTTCGTGACAAGCTGGGCACTCGACTTCTTTTCGTTCTTTAGGTAATGGAGTGTCCTCTGATGAATCAACGTCATAAGATTCGAATACATCACTGAAGGTTGGGGATTCATCCATGTCGAATACTAAGTCTGTGAAGTCTTCTACTTGTTCAAAGATGTCGCGGTTATTAGCAACGACGTCTTTATTCCACATGGCAAAGTCTTTATCACCATTGCCTTCAGCTGCGATTGCGAGGGCTTCTACTTCACTGGTTGGTACTCGGTGGACCATAACGGGTATCCACTCTAAACTCGTCCCGTTATCAGCTTTTGTTACTCCCTCATTGATCCAGAACAGAAGTGCTTCATATCTATTATTCCCGTCATAGATAGTTCCTGTCTCATCAACTTGGAAGGCGGATTTAATGCCGTGTTTCTTAACAGACTTTTTAACCCTCTCCCAGCCCTTCTCCTTAATCAGTCGATACTCTTCGTTTTTCGGCCATTTATGCAGAGCCTTGTAATACCAGAAAAGCTTGCCGTCTATTGTTTTGACAGCTGGATCTTCTTTTTGCGTGAGTGAATCAAGTAATCCCATAGAATCCTCTTACTTAACAGTAGGCTTTACTGGTAGTGAGTAGACTCGTTTGATTGCTGCACTTGGACTGGCAGTTGGCATAGGTGTTGGTGTGACAATGACAACACGTTGCTGAAGTGGTCGGTTCTCAAGTGTTGTTAATCGTTTATCCATTCCTTTATATGCCTCATAGATAGCAACGGATAGAAGAATAACACAGACGATATAGATAATTCCTAGCGAGACCTTTGCTGCTATCTTTACTCCTGGCTTTAATGTGTATTTCATGTATATTCACCTCCCCTCCTACGTATCGTAGTCAGTTGAGGTGGTAATTATAGGAATCACTCAGGCTTAGATTTTAGGAGAGTGAGTATTGAGAGGAGGGCAGGTATCATAATTATTTCGTATTGCGGTACAACATCCATTGCAGATAATCGAGTTCCCCACCTTTTTTGATAAAGCTGTCTCTCCAGTATTGGAATGTTTTAAGGACTCTTTGGGATGCGTAAGCTGAAGCGGTATGGATAAGTCCCTTCTCTACGAGCTTATTGAACTCACTCATTTGCTCATCAGTACAGATACTGAGAAACATTTGCTCTATTTGAGAATTTGGGATGAGTGTCTTTTCTTTTTGTTTACTGAAGATAACCTTACTCATGAGTATTATTATACACTATACTAGCCATTTTGTCAAGTACCTTGTTTTATCAGCCATGAGTAGAACTTGAGGATACTGAAGATATCACGGGGGTCGTACTCGCCACCATCCGTTTCATATTGTATAATTCGCTGTTTTACTGTGTGTCTGCTCTTTCCTAAGTACGCTGCCCACTCTATCGCGGTGATAATGCGCCTCTTTGATTTTGTATTATGTGCGTATTTCATGCACACAACATACATCATGCATGCTATATTGTCAAATCACTTACTAATACTCACCATATACTGAATAATTCGCCTCTTTAACTTCTGATTGATCTCATACCACAAGATATCAATCGGCTCATTGCCATCCCATCCTAGAAAGATCTCTTCATACTGCAAGCTGTTATTAAAAGTTGATCGCTCAGGTGGCGTTTCATACTTGAAATCATTCGTAAGAGCAAAAGACAGCTCGATTAACTGACCAAATGATAACGCTTTATCAGGCGTGTATCCTTTCTCTTTTTTCCAGATAGCCAAAAACAACTGGTTTAACAGTGGCAGGCTATCAAATTCGGTCTGGCTGGTGAATTGTTTCATTTGATACCATAGTTGGTTTTGTCTCTATAAACTCCATCAGACTCTCAAAGCAATTCTTACACACATCCCGTCTATAGACCCAGATGTGAACGATATAAATAGTCTCGCCAAGTGAGTCAAATATGTGTCCACATTTACTACACTCAGGCTTGTTCGTTGATGCATCCCAGCTCTTCATACCGCAATCATACAGGTTTTGTACTCAGGGTAAAAGATAGCTTATTTATATAGCACTAGGTCGTATCTTTTGATGAATCGACATTCTATTCCGCTTACACTTTTTACAATCCTTCCGCCATCCCCCGTGGATACAGGGTATGTGATCTTTTTCAATTGGCCATTTTTTCATGATGTTTTAAAGTTCAATGGTTCCCCCTTACACGCATTGAAATACGTAATGAGCAACAACCATATCAAGATAAAAATAATCGTCCATAAAATAGACTGCCCCTCAGTAACGTGTGCTATATAGTTTTTGATCCAGTTTTTCATATGCCATCTATGCGTAACGGTTTATCATGTTCTTCTTTTGTTTTGCCACAAACTAAACAGTTTACACTCCTCTCAGCAATCATCTCCCGATTCTTGTGACCACCGAAGCGATACTTCTTTATATTTTGAAATGGATGTTTGTTTATTGTGTATACCATGACATAAATCCTTAATTATGCGATCATCTCCAATATTTCCTTTATGACTCAAGCCTCTATTTTGTATATAGCCAGTCATCTAGGTTCTTCTCAATCTCTTTTCCCACTCACTCACGTTTGTCTCATTATCCATAACTTTGCCTAGGTTTGTGTTTTTTTGCATAGGTTTACTCCCGTTTGTCTCAGGCTGGCAAGGACACTCAGGATTGCATAACTCGTGAGAGTGGTGCCTACTGCATACACAAACCTTTGTCTCAGACTGGCTTATTATCCTGTCTATATCTTTATTCGTTAGTTCTTCTCCTAATTGATTTTTTACATTCTTAATCATTTTTCTCCTCTCGTTTGACAAGTTGATTTAATTCAGGAACTATATCAACCATTTCTTCAGATACTTCTATAGGAACTTCTTGCTTCATTTTTTCCCCTATAATAGAATTACTTGGTAATTTAACGAATCCCAAGAATCTCCAATACTTATCGGGTAGATTTCCACCACCATGCTCCATACTAGATATTAGGTATCTCCCCTCTACTACATAATGTTCAAATAAGGCAACAAACGTATCCATACTCATTCAGACCTCCGTTCTTTGAGCTTCTCTAAAAGACTAGGAATCTCAGAGTCTCCCCTATCCAAATCCCATGACTCAGCGTCTATTTCTTTCTGCATTATTTTTATCAACTCAAGCATCATCTCCTCTTTCTCCTTTTGGAAAAGAGCGAGGAGTTCATCAATAAACTGTTCGCTATTTAACATATAATTCTCATCTTCAAGATGCATTACATTTAATCTTCCAGTTAATTTACCGATCTCTTTTCTCAATTCGTTTTTATTCATAGTCTTGTCCTACTCTGCGTTCGGAGTCGCAGCCCTCTAAAGATTACTTCTGCTCCCTTGGAAGTGCGTGAGTCCAAATAAAAGCATCTGTTATTGAGTTGATATTGACATACATATCGACATCAACTGGTTCTACTTCATCTAGCACCCCGTCGGTGATTGCCTGTCTAAATCTTCCGCTGTCAGCTACCCATGCAGCATCTTTTAAGACGAGAAAATCATTGATAATAGTCTTTACCCTTCCCGTCATATGATATGTCACGGTTCGGATATAGTATTTTCCTCCCTCTTCAAAGGGAGTTGCAGCCTGTGATTGCGCCCCTCCGCTTGTTCTATTAAGAGCCGTTTTAACTAGCTCCAACGCTTCAGGCGTGTTCTTCTCTAAACCTAATTTAACAAGCTCTATAACTGTTTCACTATTCATATAACATCACCCCCTTTCAGACTGACCCTGACCTTGACCATGACCATGACCATCACCCT